GTTCTTTATTACTTGATATTTATTAGTTTGAAAACTCATACTATCATACACTTTTGTAAAAAATTAAAAGACACTGATATTCTTATATCATTAGAATTGTTAGGATCAACACAATGCATTAACCAAGATGGAAACATAATACATTTTCCAGCAACAGGTTCATAATGTGTCTCTCTCCATAATCTTGCAGGTTTTTCTCCATCTTTTTGTCTTGGTCTAGACATACAAGCAACTGATCTAGGGTCATCTATTTTTAAATAACCTGAGTTTTTAGGTGCTTTTATATAATAAACTCCTGACCATAATGAGTTTGGATGTTGATGTGCTCTATTCATTCCACCTGGTGGATTAATGTTAGCCCACATATTACCTAATACAGGTTCACTGTCTAAGTGTTCTTGGTCATAAATAGTTTTTTGACAAGCATGTAACATATCAACTAATTTTTTAAATTGAGGTAGTTCATGCATATTAGTAGTTGAATGCCAACCTTGAACATTAGTTCTAACCACACCTTTATCTTGTTTAGACCAAGCTACAATATCTCTCTCCAACTCTTGATTAAGAGTAGGGTGTTCTATATCTGCAATATAAACAGGTGTTGGAAAATGTAATTCTCTATGCATTATTTAAATGGTGTGCCTCCAAACCACATAACTAAAGATTTTCTGTTGCCACGTATAACTGGTTTAACTCTATGTCTAATAAAAGATGCAAAGAATACTGCGTGTCCTTGTTTTATTTTTGCAACTTTACCTTCAGCCATTAATTCTAAATCACCACCTTCAAACTCTGATTCAGGAGAAAGTAATAGTGTCATAGATATTTTTCGCACTGGTGGTTCGTGTTGCATGTTTACATCATTATCTACATGCCATTCATAAAACCCTCCTTCAGGATATTCTGTATATTGTGCCATTTCTGTAATAGTCATTCCATCAAAACCAAAATGATTACCATTAGTAGTTTTCATAATTTTTTCTATATCTTTATACATGTCACCCATTTTTTTAAATGGTATCCAACTAATATGTGAGGTTCTAGTTTTGGTATCTATAGTTCCACCTTTAATTCCTTTGCTACTTCCAACTTCTGCATCATTTCTAGGTTCCTCACGTCCGGCTGCAATAACCATTTTACATTGTTCAGGTGTAAAGATTGGTTTTGTAGTTTCAACTATAAAAGATCTCCAACGTGGTTCTGTTATCATATTAATATCCGTACTCTACCCATCCCGTTATTATATATTTGTCATTTGATAAAGGTGGGTTGCCTCTATGAATGTGTGTAAACTGTGATGGCCATACCATCAATGTATTCTTCTGTGGTTTAAACCTACATTTTTGATATAAAAATTCTGTCTCTCCACCTTCGGTTACATCATTAAGATAAACCATAAAAGCTAGTATCCTATTTCTAGCTTTCATCTCTGCATTTTCGCAGTGCCAAAAATGATAGCCTTCACCTATTTTAGTTTTTTGTATTTTAACTTCTAGTATGTTGTGTGTAGCTAATTTTTTTAAATAAGAATATTTTTGAGTATACAATGGATATGCTTCTTTAAAAAATAAATCGATAAAAGGTTTGTTGTTATAAGTTAGTGCAACATTAGTATCTCTTATAGTATTAATTGCATTGTCAGATACTAACATTTCATCTTCTCGTCTTGGATATACTGCACCTTGTTCTTCACATTTATTAAAATAATTTAAATAACTATCTATCATCTCATTAGGCATAAAGTCTTTAAACATACCTATGTGATCATCTCTTATTAAAAATTGTTTGTCCATTACGTAGCTCCTCTGTTTCTAATTGGATCAAACTGTACGTCACAGTTTGCAGCTAGAGTTCTTCTAGTCTCATTAGTTCCATTAAATGGATACACACAGTGCCTCATATCATACGGAAATATATAAAAATCTCTAAGGTCCATTGGTGGTTGATAATCTATTTTAGCAAACTGACCATTAGCTGCTCCTAATATTTGTAGTCTACCATTTTGTTGTATGTGTTCTGCTGAATATTCTTTACCATAAGTTGATGGTAATTTTAAAATCATTACACTTGATAGCCCTGTAAATAACATACCTCTATGAATATGTGCAGGATTGTATTCATGTTGTTTCATTTCATTAACCCAAATAGAATTTAAATGAGTTTCATATTCTTTAATTTTATTAAAAGCTAGATAGTGTTTAAACACAGTTATAAAATAATTTGTAACATTTTGAGGCAACATGTTATGGTTCTTCATTTTAGTTTGATCTTTACCGTGATAAAATAATGAGTGTTCATTTTCTATTTTACCTACTAACTGATCATTAGCTGGTGCAAGGTTATGAAAATTTTGTTCATAGATCTGATTAATCGTAGTAAATATATCAAGCGGTACTTGATACTTTAAAATAGATTGACCTAAAAATACAAAATCAAATTTAAGATTTTGGTTTTCCATGTTGTTCAATTTGTTCTTTTTCTTTATAACTATTTTCTAATTCACCAGACTTTTTAATTCTTTGTAATGAATTTAATTGTCCCATTACATTAAATATTTCAGACTCCGATGAGTTAGCATTTAGTGTTTTTGCTTTCTCGTGATACTGCATACCGTATGACTCTAGTTGATGTTGGTTAACATCTTTGTCATTAAATGATCCATCATTAAATTCTTTCTTTAATCCAGACCACATTTTAATTTCTCTCATTCTATGTTTAGCAACTTTTTCCATAGAAGCTTTACCAAATATAGCTTCATCTAAATCTATTTTGTATTTAGTTGCTTTATACTCATTTTCTTCTTTTTCTATTTTACCCTCTAACCATTTAATCTTTGCTTCGTTTCTTCTATAGTCAAACGATAAGGTCATTAAGTTATCTAAGTACGATGACTGTTCTCTAACACACTGCCAATACTTTGATGCTTTAGTTGGGTATCTATTGTCTTGTAGTACAGAAAATCTTGCTTCTGTTTCTGTTCGAAACATTTGTTTCTTGGTCCAAGTGTCCCTAAGCTCGTCTACCATACCTTTAAAAGCAGATAGATCTTCTTGTTCTAATAAATTATTTAAATGAGTTTCCTCACCTTGTATTACTTCTTTGACGTCTTTTTTCATATCTTTATCCTTTATAGTTCTGTCTTATATATACTAACTAAAATATATTACAAGTCTTATGAGTCGGTAAATGTTCTTGTTACTCCAGCACCTGGACCTGTGAATTCTTCTGTTGCTCCTGTATAACCTATTCCACCTGGAGAATCACCACCACAAGCTAAAGCAGCTGTATTAGTTGCTGCTGTACCACCAAGTGTTTGTCTTGCAACATTTAAATCTGCGTCTTCACTCCAATTAGTTCCATTATATAATTCTGTTTTTCCTGTTTTAGGTTCACCTCCTGCTGCAAAAGCAGATGTTGAAGTTCCTCCTGAAGCCATTGCTAGTCTAGCTGTATTTGCATCATTCACTTCAGTCCAGTTAGTTCCATTCCATAATTCGGTAGCTGCTGTTGGTCCAGGACTACCCATAAATCCCAAAGCTGCTGTTGAAGTTCCAGCACCACCTAATTGACTCCGTGCTGTATTTAAATTGTTTACTTCAGTCCAGTTAGTTCCATTCCAAAGTTCTGTATCTGCTGTAGCAGGTGGAGCATTACCACCCATTGCTATTGCTGCTGTAACTGTTCCAGCAGCAGCGAGTCTGCTTCTAGATGTATTTAAAGTATTAACTGCTGTCCAGTTAGTTCCATTCCATGTTTCAGTTACATTTGAAATACCACCAGGTGTATTTCCACCCATAGATATAGCTGCCGTATAAGTTCCTGCTCCATCATTTCCATATCTAGAAGTATTTAAATCATTTACTTCAGTCCAGTTTGTGCCATTGTAAGATTCAGTTTTTCCTGTACGACCTCCTGGGTCTAAATTTCCACCAAAGTTTAACGCAGCAGTTTGTATTCCTGAAGTTCCAAAGTTGTATGCTCTAGCAGTATTCATAGCATTAGAAGTTGCCCACGAACCAGCTGCCGTAGCTGATTGACCTTTTAAAACATTAGATGTCGAGTTAAACCAAACTTGTCCTTCAACAGGATTCGATGGGTCCGATGCTAAGACCTCGATATTTGTTCCTTTAATTTCTTTGTATGTTGCCATAATTAATCCGTACTCACACTTTTAGTTACTGTTGATGAACCACTCCACTCTTCTGTTGATGTTGAATTTGGTGGTACATCTCCACCAAAAGCCAAGGCTGCAGCTACAGTTCCTGCTCCACCTAATTGTCTTCTTGCTACAGATAAATCTGCAACTTCTGCCCAGTTTGTTCCATTCCATTGTTCTGTGTTTGCTGTAGCTGGTGGTCCACCACCAAATCCTAAAGCCGAAGTATTACTAGTTCCTGCTGCACCCATAGCTTGTTTTGCACTACTTAAATCGTTTACTTCTGTCCAGTTAGTTCCATTCCAAGATTCTGTTTGTGCATATGGTGGATTTGCACCGCCAAAAGTTAAAGCAGATGTTTGAATTCCTGCAGTTGCCCCAGCGTATCTTGCAGTATTTAAACTGTTTACTGAAGTCCAGTTAGTTCCATTCCATAATTCCGTAGCTGCTGAATTACCACCAGGCACTTCTCCTCCAACGGCTATGCTAGCTGTAGTAGTTCCTGTTCCAGATAAATATAATCTTCCAGTGTTTAAATCATTTACTTCTACCCAGTTTGTTCCATTCCATATTTCTGTTACTGCAGGACTAATAGTTCCACCAAAACACAATGCTGCAGTATTACTTGCACCTGAGCCACCCATAGTATTTCTACCTGTATTTAAATCATTGACCTCAGTCCAGTTAGTTCCATTGTAAGATTCTGTGAATGCTTTTGTTGGAGCAGGGTCGCCACCAAAACCTAAAGCCGATGTTTGAGTTCCAGCATTTGCAATATTAGTTCTAGCAGTATTTAAACTTCCACCTGTAGCCCAAGCACCGACTGGATAACCTAATTCCCATTCTTCTGATGCAACTTGTGGTCCAGGGTTTGAACCAGCATATATTGCAGATGATGAAGTACCGCCTTGACCTCCAGCTGATCTACCAACATTTAAACTACTTTGATTAACCCAACTTGATCCATTCCATAATTCTGTTGCTGTTGGTGTAGGTGACCCTCCATAAAAAAGTGCTGATGTATTTGTTCCAGCTGCTCCTAATTCTTTTCTTCCAGTATTCATGTCTGTAATTTCTGTCCAATTAGATCCATTCCAATTTTCTGCATTTGGTACTGTAGCATTAGGTGGTTTATTACCACCACCAACTATTGCGGCTGTGTTTGCAGCAGTACCTGTTCCACCTAATTGTCTTCTAGGATCGTTTAAATCATTTACTTCAGTCCAGTTTGTTCCATTCCAAGATTCTGTTGCACCTGTAAAAGGTTCTCCACCAATATATAAAGCTGAAGTTTGAGTTCCAGTTCCAACTCCATAAGCTTCACTTCTATTTAAACTATTAACTGAAGTCCAGTTGGTTCCATTCCATAATTCTGTAGCGTCACTGCTCGGTTCTCCACCCATAGCTAAACCAGCTGTTTGAGTTCCTGCACCGCCTGATAAAATTCTTTTAGTGTTTAAGTTATTAACTTCTGTCCAATTCGTTCCATTATATGTTTCTGTATCGACTGATTGTGCACCGGCGGGAGCTGGAATTTCACCACCCATTATTATTGCTGTTGTAAAACCACCTGTTGCGCTACCACCAATTTTAGTTCGTGGATTATTTATGTCATTACCTGTGGCCCATGCACCTGCAGTATTAGGATATACAAACTTTAACGCATTAGACGTATCATTGTACCACACCTCTCCCGTATTCGGATTATCGGGATCCGTAGTGTAGTTCTGTATTTTACTACCATGTGTGCCTAAGTACGTAGCCATTTAATTTTATTCCTCCAATGTTATGTCAGCAGGTCTTGTGTTAGTCTCTACTGCTGGTGCTTTGTCAGCATCAGGTAAAGCATCCCACGCAGCTTGCGCTGCTTGAACCTCTGCATCAACAATCGCCTGTGCCTCATCTTTTGTTTTTACAGTACCTGCAACTTTAGCAACCCAAAGATTACCGTGTTTGTTGTATGCAGGAACTTGCCAAACATTTCCAGGATAGCCTACAAACGTGATTCTTTGAGATTCAACGTGATCGATGAAACCCTTTCCCCAGTTTTCTGCTACACAGTAT